AATCGCCCACATTGACGAGCAGGGCCCAGCCGTGGCAATCGGCAGCGGGTCGCGGGTGTAGCTCAATGGTAGAGCAGAAGCTTCCCAAGCTTACGACGAGGGTTCGATTCCCTTCACCCGCTCCATTCTCCCCTTTATAATTCAATAGCTTAGGCCCCGAAATCCCATCGTGCCATGTGGCACGGTGCCAACGGGGGTGCCTGTGGCACGTTTCGGCACGATAGTTCCACTAGGTCGACATCGTGCCAAGGCAGGCAGTTAGCCAAGCGAATAACCCTCACCCTCGGCGCGGGAAGCCCCCGCCGCCGCCCTCGGCTGCCGTTCGGGCAGCTCAATCCCTGAACCGGAAGGACCCATTGATGACCACGGATTTTCGCGCCCAGCTTCGCCGTCAGATCGAGCTGGAGGACGAGTCGCGCGCGCTCGGCCAGAGCCGCTATCACTCCCGCAACCTGCCGTGGAAGGCAGAAGCAGGCAGCATCGACGAGGAGGCGAACCTGCCGCCCGGTCGCCAGCTGCTCAAGTTCTGCGTGGAGCCGGTCGCGGAGGCCATCAATGCGTTCCTGGCCGAGGCCTGCTCCGGCAAGGCCGGTCGCCGCCACAACGCGGTCGACTTCCTGCTCCTCACGGAGCCCGAGGAGATCGCCTACCTGACCACCCGCGTGATGATCAATTCGAGCATCGCGCAGTCGCTCGTCCAGACCGTCAGCATCGCCGTCGCGGACGCCATCATCGAGAACCTGGAGTTCAAGGCGTTCCGCGAGATGAACAAGGCGGGCTACAAGGGCTACCTCAAGAAGCAGGAGCAGCGCGGCTACTCGCGCCAGCGCCGGTCGGCCGTGAAGAAGCTCTTCGCCGCCGAGGGCGTAGCCATCGAGATGAGCCAGCAGGAGAAGGCCACGGTCGGCCTCAAGTGCATGGAGTTGGTGATCGAGGCGACCGGCTTCTTCGAGATGGAGAAGGTGAAGCGGGCCAAGGGCTACGCCTACAGCCTCCGCCCGAGCGCCCCGCTGCAAATCTGGCTGGACCAGCAGCACGCCCGCTGCTCCCTGCTGGACCCCATCAACATGCCCATGATCGTCCGCCCGCGCCGCTGGCGGTCGCCGAACTACGGCGGCTACCTGACGCCCCGGCACGGCAACCGCTTCGTCAAGCAGCGGAACAAGGCCTACCATGAGGAAATCCGCAACATCGACCTCTCGCGGGTCTATGCGGCGGTGAACCACGTGCAGGACACCCCGTGGCGGATCAACCGTCGCGTCCTCGACGTGATGGAGCAGGTGTGGAACAGCGGCGGCACCCTCGGGGGCCTGCCGAAGCTCGACGACGATCCCCTGCCGCCGAAGCCGGTCGACATCGACACGAACGAGGAGGCCAAGGCCGAGTGGAAGCGCAAGGCTGGGGAGGTGTACGGCCGAAACGCCGAGCGCGTGAGCGCGCGCATGTCCGTCCATCAGGGCCTGTGGGTCGCTCGCAAGTTCGCCGACGAGGGCTCCGTCTACTTCCCGCATGAGCTGGACTTCCGTGGCCGGGTGTATCCGATCCCGTCGTTCGGCCCGAGCCCGCAGGGTTCGGACTGGCAGAAGGCGCTGCTGGAGTTCGCCGACGGGATGCCGCTCGGGCTCGACGGCTTCCGCTGGCTGTGCATCCACATCGCCAACCTGTTCGGCGTCGACAAGGTGCCGTTCGCCGACCGGACGCAGTGGGTGACGGACCACCTGCCTGAGCTGATGGACAGCGCCGAGAACCCGCTCGACGGGGCCCGGTTCTGGACCACGGCCGACAGCCCGTACATGGCGCTCGCCGCCTGCTTCGAGCTGGCGGACGCACACAAGCTGGAGGACCCGACCGCCTATGTGTCGCGGCTGCCAGTCGCGCTGGATGGCTCCTGCTCGGGGCTCCAGCACTTCTCCGCCATGCTCCGCGACGAGCGCGGCGGGCGAGCCGTCAACCTTGTCCCGGCGGATCGCCCGCAGGACGTCTACAAGGAGGTCGCCTCTGACGCGCAGGCGGTCGCCGACGCGACCGAGACGATCACCTATGAGACGTCCGACGGCGAGACCGTGACGATCCCGAACCCGTGGCGGGCAGGGAAGGTCACGCGCGCCATCGCGAAGCGTCCGACCATGACCTACTGCTACTCGGCCACCCGGTTCGGGATGCAGGGCATGATCCTCCAGACGCTCAAGGAACTGGACCGCGAGCTGGCCCTCAAGGGCGGGGGTCCGTACCTCGGCGGCGCGGACAACTACCACTGCGCCATGTGGCTCTCTCACGTGATATATAGTTCCATTAGGTCGACCGTCTCGGCGGCTTCGACCGCGATGGACTGGCTCCGCGAGGTCGCCAAGGTCGCCGCCGAAGGTGGCCTGCCGCTGTGGTGGACGACCCCGATGGGCCTGCCGATCTTGCAGGAGTACAAGACCCAGAGGGGCACCCGCATCGACACGCACTGGGCCGGTCAGCGGCTCCAGGTCGTGATCAAGGTGGACGACGAGACCATCGACAGCCGCGCCCAGGCCAACGGGGTGGCTCCGAACTTCGTCCACTCGCTCGACGCCTCGCACCTCCAGGCCGTCGCGCTCCGCTGCAAGGAAGAGGGCATCCGGCACCTTGCCGTGATCCACGACTCCTTCGGCACCCATGCCGCCAACACCGGGCGGCTCTCGCGCATCCTGCGGGAGACGTTCGTCGAGCAGTACAGCGGGAACGTGCTGGAGGACCTTCGCGAGGAGCTGGTGGCCCAGCTGGGCGAGGAGCTGGCAGCCAAGCTGCCGCCTGTGCCGGAGACCGGATCGCTGGACCTCTCGGTCATTCTCGAAGCCGATTATACGTTCGCATAGTTCCACAAGGTCGATTGTCGTCCAGCCGGTGGTGCGGATTAACCCTCACCATCGGCGGATGGAACCGCCGCCTCAAGCCAAAGGAAAGGAAGCGCCCCATGGGCAACATTCGCAACACCCGTCTCCCCCGTCCAACCACCGCGCAGCTCGCCTTCGAGGCCCGCCGCCGGATCGCCCGCCAGATCGCCGAGACGACCGGCGTGACCGTCGCCTTCGGCGGCGCGCTCGCGGCACCGCAGGTGGAGGCGCGGGGATGACCCTCCGCCAAATCCTCTGCGCGCTCGGCTTCCACAGCTGGCGCGACACGCTGATCGAAGGCCAGTGGGACAGCTATATCCGGCGCGACTGCGCCTGCTGCCCAAGCAGCCACGTGGTGATGGTGGATTAACCCTCACCATCGGTGGGGCGAACACTTTCAGTTCAGCCCGTCCATTCGCGACTTCCTTCTTGGATCGGCCCCGCTCGACTTCGGTCTGGCGGGGCTTCGTCGTGAATAACCCTCACCATCGGTGGAAGAAACCCGCCGACTTCTCTGGAGCATCTATGGACATTCACACGATCCGCGACCGGGTCGCGTTCAGGACGTCGTTGGCCTCGCTCAAGCGCCCCGCCTTCCTCGCCCTCCACGCGATCCAAGACGAGCCCCGCGACGTGCAGATCGAGGCGCTCTTCATCACCGCCGTCGCCCTCGCTCAGGGCGCTGGCCTCGACCCCCACGCCATGACCGTCCGTGCCCGCGCGCAGATCGCCGAGGCCGAGGTCACCCGCAACCCGCTCATCGAGAGCATCCACGATTACGCCAAGGGAGAACTGCGTTGATCGACGTCACGAAGCCGCTGGAGACGATGGACGGCAAGCCCGTCACCTACGTCGGCACCCTGACCGACGGTCGCATCCTCGTCGAGGTGACCTACGGGGACCTGAACCTCTACAGTCTCGGCCGCCACAAGGCCCTTGAGACCCGCCGCGCGGATGGCCGCAAGGGCACCGGCTGGCAGACCTCGGGCGACGACCTCCGCAACAAGGTGGTCGAGCGCGTGATCTACCGGAACGTCTACGCCGACGGCACGGTGGGCGAGACCGGCCACGCGACCGAGCAGGCCGCGCGGGAGCGCAGCAAGTACGGCAAGGTCCGCATCGGTCTCCTCAAGCAGACCTTCCACAACGGCAAGCTGGTCAACGCCATCCTGACCTCGGGGATGCCGTGGTTCCGCGACCGCGCGAACCCGCAGGGCCGCACCGCCAATGCCGAGGACTTCGCCCGCAAATGAACCTCGAACGCTACTCGCAGCTCGTCCTGACGGCTGCCCTCGAAACCATCGCTGACCAGCGCGTCAGCCTGATGGTGCTGGCCGAGATCAGCGAGGCTGGTCTGAGCCTCGAACCCTTCCTCTGTCGCGCCATGCAGGTCGCGGACGCGATCCTCGACCTGATCCCTGACGCGGACGGCGACGACGGCCAGCTCTCCTTCAACTTCTGACCGATCCTTCCACAAGGACGAAAGGTAACCATGGCCAACAAGCCGAACTTCCCCAAGGCTGTCACGCCGCGCGGCACCGGCATTTACCCCCGCCTGAACAGCCCCGATACCAAGTACAACAAGGCTGGCGTCTACGAGGTCAAGCTCGCGATGGAGCCCGACGAGGCTGGCCTCGACAAGCTCCAGCAGAAGGTCTCGGACCTGATCGACGCGAAGTACGACGAGGTCGTCGCGGAGCTGAACGCCAACGGTAAGGCAGGCCTCGCCAAGAAGGTCACCAAGCGGGACCTCGCCGAAATCTTCAAGCCCGAGGAGGACGACGAGGGCAACGAGACCGGTCGCATCATCATCAAGGCGAAGATGACCGCGTCGGGCACCAACGCCAAGACCGGCAAGCCCTGGACGCGGAAGCCCAACATCTTCGACGCCAAGGGCAACCTGCTCAAGAACCCGCCGCTCATCGGCGGTGGCTCGGTGATGAAGCTCTCGGTCGAGCTGTTCCCCTACTACGCCGCGAACGACAAGGAGGTCGGCGTGAGCTTCCGTCTGGAGGCCGCGCAGATCATCAAGCTCGTCTCGTTCGGTGCCCGAGACGCCGCTGGCTACGGCTTCGGCGAGGAGGACGGCGACGACCTGTCGTCGGCCGACGAGGAGTTCGGCGCGGACACCGGCGCCGGTGACGACGTCGACGAGGACGACGATCTCTAAGCGGCTGTCGTTCCGCCTCCCTATCGACCCAATGCCTACGCCCCGGCCGAGGACGCGAGTTCTCCAAATGCCGGGGCGTAAGCCCATGGCCGTGATCTACTCCCCGAAGGAGTACGCGGCTTGGCAGAAGGAGGCGCTCGCCGCGCTCCACGCGGTTCACCCGCCGTGCCGCTTCGAGAGCCCTGTCGAGGTCGAGGTGGTCTGCTACGTGCGCCGCCCCAAGGCCACGAAGCTCGTCATCCCGAAGCCCGACGTCGACAACTACGCCAAGGGCGTCCTCGACGCGATCACCAAGGACGGCCGCTTCTGGGCCGACGACACCGAGGTGGCTGACCTAATCAGCCGCAAGCGGTGGACCACGGGCGACCCGCACGTCCTCGTCACCATCACGCAACTCGATCCCAAGGAGCTGTGAACTACAAGAAGATGACCCGCATCGGGTTCATCGCGATCCACTGTTCGGCGACCCCGGCCGGTGGAAAGCATGAGAACATCGGTGCGGCCGACATCCGCCAGTGGCATCGCGCCCAAGGCTGGCGGGACATCGGCTACCACTACGTAATCAAGCGCGACGGCACCATCGAGAAGGGCCGTCCCGATGACATGCCGGGGGCGCACGAACCCCGCATCAACTCCCAGAGCATCGCCATCTGCCTCGTCGGCGGCGCACCGCCCGTCGGCTCGGAGGCTGCCCGCAAGGGCCTCGGGGAGAACAACTTCACGCCCGCCCAGTGGGCCTCCCTCAAGAAGCTCGTGACCGACCTCCACGCCAAGCACCCGCAGGCGGTCGTCCTCGGCCACCGCGACGTCCCCGGCGTCCGCAAGGCCTGCCCGAGCTTCGACGCGAAGGCTTGGTGGCGGGAGGTCCAGCCCAACCAGTAACCCAAGGAGAACCCGAAGTGTCCCGTGACGAAAACAAGGCGATCCTCGTCGCCAAGCACCTCATCAAGTTCGGCCGCATCACCCAGGTGAGCGCCCAAGCCGAGTACGGCAGCTTCCGCCTGTCCGACGCCATCCTGCGCCTCCGCAACGAGGACAGCGACCTGATCCCGGCGGGCAAGAAGATCGTCACCGTGATGAAGCGGGACGCTTCGGGCCACCCCTACGGCGAATACCAGCTCAAGGACGCGGCCTGATGCAGAAGCAGCCGCATCGCCCGCTGGTCCGCCGCACGACCGCCCTGACCGACGCCTTCGTGAACGCCGCCGAGAAGCTCGGCATCGACGTCTCGAAGGTCCGCCTCCCTGTGAAGCGTGAGCCGACATGGCGCGTGACGCGGAAGGCGGGCTGAACGACAGCACCCTCCTCTACAAGACCGCTTGCCCACACCCGGATTGCGGGAGCAGCGATGCCTTCGGCGTCTACGATGACGGCCACGGCTATTGCTACTCCTGCGACCGGCCAGGGCCCGTCGACGGCGAGGAGGTCCCCGAAACCCCCGCCAAAGGACGCCGCCGCATGGAAGGCCTCATCAGCGGCACCGTCGAGGCCATCCCGAACCGGAAGCTCGACGACCGCACCTGCGAGAAGTTCAACTACCAAGTCGGCACCTTCGACGGGAAGAAGTGCCACATCGCCCCGTACTACGACGAGGCGGGCAACATCGTCGCGCAGAAGGTGCGCCTCCCCGGCAAGGACTTCACGGTCCTCGGGGACCTGAAAGCGGCGCTGCCGCTCTTCGGCCAGCATCTGTGTCGGGACGGCGGCAAACTGATCGTCGTCACCGAGGGCGAGATCGACGCCATGTCCGTCACCCAGGCGATGGGCCTGACGTGGCCCGCCGTGTCCCTGCCGAACGGCGCGGGCGGCGCGAAGAAGAGCATCGCCAAGGCCCTGTCGTTCTTGGAGCGGTTCGACAGGGTCGTCCTCTGCTTCGACGAGGACGAGGCGGGCCGGAAGGCGCTGGAGGACTGCCTCCCGCTGTTCACCCCCGGCAAGGTGTTCGTCGCCACGCTGCCGCTCAAGGACGCCAACGAGATGGTCAAGGCTGGCCGCTCGAAGGAGCTGGTCGACGCCATCTGGGGCGCTCGCGCCTATCGTCCCGAGGCCATCGTGGACCTCGACGACATCATGGACGAGGCGATGGAGGACGCCAGCTGGGGCCTGCCGTGGCCGTGGGTCACCATGACCCGCAACACCTACGGCATCCGCCGCTCGGCGCTCTACGTCTGGGGCGCTGGCACCGGCTCCGGCAAGACCACCCTAATGAAGCAGCTGATGGTCACGGCGATGCGGCCGGACCTGATCGAGGACCACACCGACCTGTTCGGCCGCGACGACTGGCGAGCGCCCCGCAAGGTCGCCTCGCTGTTCTTCGAGGAGCAGCCCAAGCACACCCTCCGCACGATGGGCGGCATGGTGATCCGCAAGCGCGTCCACGTCCCCGGCACGGTCTACGACAAGGCCGAGCTGCGGGCAGCGATGGAGAGCTTCCGGGGCCTGTTCTTCCCCATCAAGCTGCGCTCGCGGAGCTGGGACGAAGTCCAGTCCACGATCCGCTACCTGCATCACGCCGAGGGCATCCGCGACTTCTTCATCGACCCGATGACCGCACTGGTCGCGACGGCCGAGGATGAGCGCCGCGCCCTGGACGGGATCATGTGCGAGCTGGCCGGTCTCGCCGAGGAGCTGGACGTCACCATCCACCTCGTCAGCCACCTGTCGACCCCTGACGGCAAGAGCCACGAAGAGGGCGGCAAGATCGCGGAGAAGCATTTCCGCGGTTCCCGCTCGGTCGCCTACTGGGCCCACTACATGATGGGTCTGGAGCGCGACAAGCAGGACAAGAACGCGCCCACCCTCTGCCGTGGGCTCAAGGACCGCCTGACGGGTGACGCCGTCGGCATCTTCATCGCCTTCACCTACGACCGCGAAAGCGGCCTCATGATCGAGGCTCCCATTCCGGAGGAGGGTGAGGACAAGCCATTCGGAGACGAAAGTGACGAACTGTAGTTCCATTGGGTCGAACGTCGACCGTGGCGTTCACCTGCCCGAAGGGCCGGAGCGCAACGAGCTGCCGATGGCCGACGGACTGCTCGACTACTTCCCCAACGCCTTGGCGGAAGTAGCTCGGCTCTCCTTCAAGGCCACCCAGCAGCACCACCCGGATGCCGAGATGCACTGGGACCGTGGCAAGTCGACCGACCATGCCAACAAGATCGTGCGCCACCTCATCGACCGAGGGAAGCGCGATGACCGTGGCGAACGCCACAGCGCGATGCTCGCATGGCGAGCGCTCGCAAACCTCCAAGAGGAGCTGGAGCGGGACCTCGGTCTGCCGCCCTCCCGCGCCTCACGCAACCGACCCTTCTAACTGGAGCAAGCTATGACCTTCATCGCGCTGATCCGCGCCTATCTGACCACCCTTGTCGCGAGCTTCGTCGCCCGCATCCCCGTCAGCATCGACCGCACCGTCGGCAAGCTGGAGGCAACCGCTGCGCGCCTGGAGCGCGCCGCCGACCAGCAGCGGGCCCGCGCCCGTGCCGAGATCGACGCCGGTCTGTCGGCCTTCGCCCGCGCTGGCGAAGCGAACTCGGCCGCTGCCCGCGCCACCCGCGTGGCGGGCAACATGCGTGAGCTGATCGCCTGATGTTCGGCCGGTTCAAGCGCCGCAAGGCCGCGCCGACGCCGAAGCCGACCCGGAGCTACAGCTCGGGCTACACGCCCAGCAGCTCCTACAGCTCGCCCAGCCCGTCCTACTCGGACCCGGTGAGCGACGTGGCGACCGCCATCGCGGTGTCGTCGCTGTTCGACAGCTCGCCCTCCTACTCGTCCGACAGCAGCTGGTCCTCTTCGGACAGCGGCTTCTCGGGCGGAGGCGGTGACTTCGGCGGAGGCGGTGCTTCCGGCGACTGGTGAACCAGCCAGCCTGACCAACCACAGGGGGTCCCTTCGGGGGCCCCCTTTTTTGTTTCCAAGGGAGCCCTCCGTTGCTGATCTTCGACCTGGAGTCCGATGGACTTCTGGATGAGCTGACGCGCATCCACACCCTGCACATCATCGACCGGACGGACGGCAGGGCCTACCGCTTCAACGCCGGTTTCTTCGCAGACGGCACCCCCGCCGAGCGCGACGGCCCCATCGAGCAGGGCCTCGAAATGCTCATGGAGGCCGCGTCGATCTGCGGCCACAACGTGATCGCCTTCGACATCCCGGCGATCCAGAAGATTTACCCGTGGTTCGCCCCGCGTGGTCTCGTTCGGGACACGCTGGTCTACACCCGCCTGATCTACCCGCACCTCACCGACATCGACCAAGCGGCGATGCGGAAGTGGAAGCGGCCCGCCGACTTCGGGAAGCTCATCGGCTCCCACTCGCTCAAGGCCTGGGGCATCCGCCTCGGCGTCCACAAGGGCGACTACCAGGGCGGCTGGGAGAGCTTCAATCAGGACATGGAGGAGTACGCGGCGCAGGACGTCGTCGTCACCTCCGCCCTCTGGGACCTGATCCTCACCAAGTTCCCCGAGACCATCGGCCTGACCAAGGAGGCTTGGACCGAGGCCGTCGAGCTGGAGCATGACGTTGCCCGCATCATCGCGATGCAGGAGCGGTTCGGGTTCCTGTTCGACGACGGCGCGGCCGACGTACTGGAGCGCGATCTCCGTGCCCGCAAGGCCGAGCTGGAGGACATGCTCCGCGCCGCCTTCCCGCCGTGGGAGGAGCCCGTCCGCAAGGGCGGCAAGCCGTTCGTGTTCATCCCCAAGCGGGACAACGCGCGGCTCGGCTACAGGGCGGGCGTCCCGGTCCCGAAGTTCAAGACGGTCAGCTTCAACCCGGCGTCCCGCGACCACATCGCGAACCGCCTGATGGCCCTCTACGGGTGGCAGCCGGTCGAGTTCACCGAGAACGGCAAGCCGAAGGTCGACGAAACGACGCTGTCGGGGCTCGACTTCCCCGAAGCCAAGCTCCTCGTCGAGTACCTGACCATCGACAAGCGCCTCGGCCAGCTGGCGGAGGGCAGCCAAGCGTGGCGCAAGCGGGTGGGCCCTGACGGGCGCATCCACGGGCGCGTCAACACGCTCGGCGCGGTCACCCGCCGGATGACCCACAGCTACCCCAACATGGCCCAGGTGCCTGCGGTGCGGGCTCCCTTCGGGAAGCGCTGCCGCGCGCTCTTCATGGTCAGCACGGGGATGAGCCTAGTCGGCTGCGACGCCGAGGGCTTGGAGCTGCGGATGCTGGCCCACTACATGGCCAAGTTCGACGGCGGCGCATACGTCGAGACGGTCGTCAATGGGAAGAAGGAGGACGGCACCGACGTCCACACGGTGAACCAGCGGTTCATCGGCCTGAACTCCCGCGACAGCGCCAAGACGTGGATATACGCCTACCTCTACGGTGCCGGGAACCTCAAGCTCGGCATGGTCATCTACGAGGACTTCACCGAGGAGCAGCGCGCGGCGTTCAACGCCAAGCACCCTGCCGGTGATGCCCGCGAGAAGGCGTTGGTGCGCCTCGGTATGCGAGCCCGCAAGCGGGTCGAGGCCGGTCTCCCGGCGCTCGGCAAGCTCCAAGAGACGGTCAAGCGCCTCGCCGCCCGCAAGTACCTCAAGACCGTCGATGGTGGTCTCCTCCGGGTCCGCTCGGCTCACGCTGCACTGAACACGCTCCTCCAGGGCGGCGGTGCCATCGTGATGAAGAAGGCCCTCGTCATCATGTTCAACAGCCTCGTCGAGATGGGCTTCATCCCGAACTACTTCACGGGCGCGCTGGTGCGCGGCTCGGAGGTGATCGGGTTCGTCGCCAACATCCACGACGAGTTCCAGATGGAGGTGCCTGAACACCTTGCCGACACCGTCGGCCAACTCGCGGCGGACTCGATCCGCCGTGCAGGCGAAGCCTTCGGTATGCGGTGCCCGCTCGCGGGTGCGTACCAGATCGGCCGAACCTGGGCGGACAGCCACTAAGTACCCGGACCCCCGCCGCCAGCTGCTGGCGAACGCCAAGTACCGGGCGAAGCGAGACGGATTGCCATTCTCCCTCACCCTCGGAGAGGTGACCATTCCAGACCGCTGCCCGGTGCTGGGCATCCCCCTCGTCCAGAAGCGTGGACGGCAGGGGCCCGGCCCCAACTCACCGACCCTCGACCGCATCATTCCCGAGCTGGGCTACGTCCCCGGCAACGTGGTCGTGATCAGCAACCGCGCGAACCGGCTCAAGTCGGACGCCACAATCGGAGAACTCATTGCGCTTGCCAGCTTCTACGGCGGGCTTCGGGTCGGTCGTGAGCGGCTGGCTCCGTAAGCTCGTCACGGGGAAGGACAACCACACCCCCGACATCGTCCGTGTGCTGGGTGCCCTCATGGGCATCCAGTTCATCCTCAACTCGGGCTGGGACCTCGTCGTCCACAGCCATGAGTTCGACGCCACCGCCTACGGCACCGGAGCCGCCGCGCTCCTCGCCGCCATCGGCGCGGCCCT